ACGCCGATTTGCATGGCCGCGAGGAACAGCGCCGAGCCCCACGGCACCGGCGCTTGCGGCCACAGGATTTGCAGCACGTTCCGCGTGCTCGACGGATCATCGCCGAACGCCTGCACCGGGCCGACCGGCGGGCGCTGGTAGCCACGCCCGCCCAGCTCGATGCCGGCCGGCAGCGGGCGATGCCAAGGCGTGTTCGTGGTCAACAACACGAGTTCGAGCTGCTGCAGGATGCCGGCCGCCGGCGGCGCGATCCGCGCCGCCCGCCGGGCAACCCGGTCGGCGGCACGCGCGGCGGAGGCCAGCTCGCGGCCGGACAGCGCGCGGATGGTGAAATCGTCGAGCCGCGGCCCCTGCCAGCGCGACCGCCACTCCGGCACCGTGGCGTCGCCGCCGGGGCCGGTCCAGCCGCTCATCCGACGCTCCGAAACCGGGCCACCAGCCGCGAACCCTGGCTCTTGCCGCGCTCCAACGCGGCGTTGGCGCGGAACACGATCGACTGATACAGCCCCTGCCAGGTGGCGATGCGCGGATCGTCGCGCAGGAACGGCGCCGACTGCGCCAGCGAGCCCCACAGATAGGCGCCGGGGTAGCTCTGCAACACGGCCGTCGTGTCGGTGTCGTCGGGGCCGAGCTGCTGCGTCGCGAAATAGGCCATCTCGACGCTGTATGGCGTCCAGTTGGCCGGCATCGGATCGGGCGGCGGCGCGTAGGGCCACAGCTCCATCAGGTCGCCGACGATGGCATAGAAGCGCGGGCCGCCGGACGGCGCGCCCCAGGGCAGCGTCACGGTCGACGGGTCGGGGTCGAGCGGCCACGCGCCTTGCGTCTGCACCTGCCGCAAATCGCCCATTTGCGCGCGCGGCCGGTAGAGCAGTTCGCGCCCGGTGGAGAGGCGGATGTCGACGCCCTCGATGTAGTCGCAGGGCAGCGGCACGTAGGGGCCATCGGCGAGCTGGGTGGCGCGCTTGACCATGCAGCGGGCGCGGAGATCGAGGTTGATGTCCTGCTCGGCGAGGTCGACGAAGGTGGGCACCGCGTCGAAATCGGGCACCGGCGAGCGGAAGTTCACCCGATGCAGCCACGCATAGACCGAGTTTTGGAGCTGAGAGCGGTTCATGCCAGCCGCGCGCCGTCATCGGTGCGCAGCTTGCGCACCTGACTGTCGGAGAGGAATTGCAGGAACCGCTTTTCGTCCACCACGGTCATGCCCTCGACGATGCCGAGCTGGCGGAGCTGGGCGAGCACCACCAGCGGAATGCGCGCGATGTGGCGGAAGCCGCCGGGGTTGCGCGCCACGCGCGCCCGGTCGAAGGCGCTGGCGTCGCGCTGGTTCTGGTCGAGGATCGGCCGCGTGTCCTGCACCTGGCGGATCAGCGGCACCCCGGTCTGCGCGTCCCGCTCGATCACCGTGCGGGTCCGGGTCGCGCCGTTGAGCCGCTGGTACAGGACGCGGCTGCTCACGAAAGGTCGCCGACCATCGCGTGTGCCTTCGGCGCGGTGACTCGCAGCGTGCCCTCGAACACCACGCCGCCATCGGCCGCGTCGCCGGTCTTGGCGTACTCCTCGATGTTCATGTCGCGATCCGTGAGCGGCGCGATCTCGACATAATCCTTGTCGATCAGCAGCATGATGCCGTCCGGCATGAAGATGTCCGGCGCGACCTGGATCTGGCCGAAATCGGACAGGTAGGCATCGACCGCGCCAACGATGGTCATGGCCTTCGGCGCCGTCGCCTGCACGACGTTCTGCGCCACGATGGCGTTGCCGGTGCCGCCTTGCGCCAGGCCGGAAAACACCCGCTTGAGCCGCGGCGATAGCAGCCCGAGGGTGGGCTTGCCGCCGACGGTGAAGGCTTGCTGCAGCGCCAAGGCGACGAAATCGAGCGTCATGGTGCGGGGGGTGCCGGCAACCGGGCCGTTCGAGCCGTCGCCGGCTGGCATCGCGCCGGTGCCGGCGCCCATCGAGCCGTTGGTGATGAAGGTTTGGATGCCGGACATTTGCCGCGGGTCGGTGCCGGTGCGCACCAGGCCGCGCGTGACCCACCATTCGAGGTCGCGGCGCACCTCGACGCCCTTCATCAGCATCTGGCGGGTCCACTCGTCGCCGCCCACGCTATCGCTGGCGCGCAGGGTGTTCGACACGGTGACGCTGCGGAACATGATCTGACAGAAATTGCCCAGCCGCGCCGGACGCTTGGCCGGTTGCGCGATGTAGCGGAAGCCCTCGGGCTGCACGTTGGCGTCGGCGGCGTTCAGCTCCTGGTCGAGCCACTCGGTATGCACCTGCTCGGCCTCGGCGCCGCGGCCGGCCGCGATCACCAGCGGGGTTTCCTCCGGGTCGATGCGCCAGATCTGGTCGGCGATGTCCTCGCGGACGTTGGTTGGCGCGTTGGCGCCGGTGGAGATGAAGGTATTGCCGATTGCGGCGCCTGCACTCGGGACAGCCATGCGCGCGTCTCCTTCCAAGGCCGCCTTTCCGGGGCGGCGCGATTGCGGAACGGGTTGCGTGCGAGCTGGCCCGACTGCGGGGACACCGCCTGCGGCAGCTTGGTCCGGGTCCGGTCTAGCCGGGGGACTGCTGGCGGGTGCGGCTTGCGCTTGGTCGGCGTTTCGCGGGCCGGCGGGTTGCTTGGTCCGGGTCCGGTCTAGCCGGGGGACTGCCATGCCGTCGGGCGGGCTCAGCAAACCGGGGCGGGGGAGGGCCTGTCAATCACTGCACCCCGACGAAAATGTCGCGTTTTGAGCCCGGCCCGGTGCTCGGCCGCCAGGCGGCGCGCGATCCAGCGCACCACCGGCACCGGCCAAGCGTTGCCGATCGCCTTATAGCGTGGCCCGTCCGCCGCCAGCCCGCCGCGCCACGGGATCAGCGTGAAATCGTCCGGGTAGCCCTGCAGGCGCTCGCATTCGCGCGGCGTCAGGCGACGGATGCCCTCATTGCCGGCGACGGCGACCTGTCCGCCGGCGTTGGCGTGGCTGGCATCGTGGCCCATCGCCCGCAGGGTCGGCGCGAGATCGCCCGCGTCCGCGCCATGATCCTTGCAGGAGAACGCCACAGCCGGAGCATTCTGCCCGCCCGTGGCCTGGGCGCGGAGCGTTGGCATCAGGTCGTCAGAGGCATCGGAGCCGTCGTTCGTGCCGTCGAACCCGACAGCCACCAGCGGCGTGCCGCGCCCGGTGCCGTCCTCGCTGGCGTCGAAGCCGTCGCCGCGCAGGGTGTGCGCGATGAACGTCTCGCTCTCGAAATCCAGCCGCCCGTGCGGACCGCCATGCGCGTTGCACGCCGTCGCCACGTCGATCGGCCCGCCCGTGTTGTTGCCGCCGAAGGCGATCAACTGCCCGGCGGCGGCCTCGTCGGCTCCGATGCGCCATGCGCCGCCCGGCGAAGTGCCGCAGAGAGCGCCGACGGCAGCAGCCGCCCGCGCTTCGCGGCGCGGCGGAGGATGCCCGCGCAGGCTCGCGGGCTCAAAAAGTACCGCCGCGGCACGTCGCCAGTCTCCAAGACAGCCGACAACGAACACACGCTCGCGTCGCTGGGCCAGGTGGAAAAACTGAGCGTCAAGGCTTCGCCAGGCGCAGCCATACCCGCATTCGACCAGCGCCCCGAGTATGGAACCAAAATCCCATCCGCCGTCGCTCGACAGGACGCCGGGGACGTTCTCCCAAAGAAGCCAGCGGGGGCGGAGACGGTCAGCCAGGCGAACGAACTCACGGGCCAGGTTGCCGCGGTCGTCGGCCAGTCCTCCCCGCAAGCCGGCGACGCTGAAGGATTGGCAGGGCGTGCCTCCGGCCAGAACGTCAACTGCATGGTCGCCCCCGATCTCGCGAAAATCGCCGAGCACCCGCAGGCCGGGAAAGCGATGCGCCAGCACGGCGCGGGGAAATCGCTCGATCTCGGACGCGAACACCGGCTCGGCGAGCCCGGCGAACGCCAGCTCGGCGCCGCCGATGCCGGAGCACACCGAGCCGAGCCGCATCGCTCAATGCCGTGTCGGCGTGCGCCTGGCCTGCCGCGCCTTGATGACCGCCAGCGCGTTGTCGACGCTGGGCCGCTGGTCGAAATTGTGCTCCGCCTCTTGCTGGCGCCGGGTCGGCTGCGGCGCGGGCGCGGTGCCGCCGCGTTCGAGCGTCGGCTGACGCTCCGGCGGCCGGGGCGTCACCCGGCGACTGTTCATCCGCCGATACATCATCGCGTCGTGCAGGATGATGATTTGGCGCGGGTCGACAATATCGGCCGCCAGCTCTTGCGGCGAGTAGCCCACCGAGGCGGCGAACTCCTTCATGTCGGTCTGCAGCTTGGTCCGCGCCGCCGGCTCCTTCCAGCCGGGGATCGCCGCGACCAGCACGTTATGTCCGCGCTGCACCATCTCCTGCTGGCGCGCGTAGTTCTCGGCCTGGCGCTGCCCGGCGAGGCGCTGCGCCTCGGCCTCGCCCGCTTTCAGCTCGTCATAGCGCGCGCGCTTCTCGGCCCAGGCCATCGGGTCGGTCTGCGCCAGCTTGACCCAATCAATCGGCTGCTCGAACTCGCGCGCGCCCTCCGCCGTGAAGCGGGCCAGCCTCTGCTCCAACTGCTCGCGCGATTTGGTAAAGGCTTCAAACGCATCGGCGAATTGCTGCTGAACCTGCGTCGCGGCCTGGGTTTTGCGCGTGTAGTCGGTGGCGCGCATGTAGCCGGCGATCAGCTCGGACACCGGCACATGCTGCGCCTGGCCGTCGACCACCACGGTATAGCCGCCCTCGCGCGGCTCCGGCTCGCCCTCGCCTTCCGTCGCGCCATCGGCCGCCTGGTCCTCGAACGCGCCGCGCTGGGGCTGCTCGGCCTCGCCGTTGAGCGGCGACGGCAGCTCGGGCTCGTCGGGCTCGCGCTGTTCCGCCGCCTGGTGCTCGGGCTCGGCGTGGCGTTCCTGCTCCGTTTCGGCCGGCGGCGGCGCAGCCGCGCGGCGCTCCGCCGGGCGTCGCCGGCGCCGCTGCAGCTCATCGAGCGCGCCGTCGATCGAGAGGCCGCCGGCCGGCCGCGCGCCGTCGCCGGGATCGGGGCGGAAGCCGCCGGGGTTGCGGGAATTGCTGTCTGACATCGCGCTACCTCATCGCGTCCGCGCGCCGCGCGCGCTCCTTGCGCCCATCCGCCAGCTTGCCGTCGTCGATGCCGCGCTGAATGCGGTCCTCGAAATCGCGCAGCAGCTGCAGCCGCATCCACTGTTCCTCGCGCTGCGCCACGCCGCTGCCCGACATCCAGGTCGCCAGGCAGTCGTCGCGGATTTGCTTCAACAGCTCGGTCAGCAGCGGATTGCGCCGCAGCGCCTCGGCGTGCGCCGCGCGATCCGCCGGCGGCATCTCGCTCATCGGGAGGATGCCTTCCGTAGCCCTCGGAACGGTCGGATCACCCGCGAGCCATTGGCGCGCTCGATGAGCACGTTGCGCGGGCCGCGTCCGTTCCAGCGGATGAGCACGCGCACCGGCTTGCCCCGCTCGAAGTAGGTCCGTCCGGTAATGTTGTCGGCGGTCATCGCACCGCCGGCGGGCCGGGCATCTGCGCCGGTCCCGGCACCTGGCCGGCGCTCTGCGCCTTGTCCATTTGCGCCAGCGCGGTAATCAGCGCCGGCGGCAGGAACAGCCGCGCGTCGGCGAGGCTCTGGCCGGGTCGCGCCGGCCCCGCCTGGGGCAATGGCGGCATCGCGCCGGGCGGCGGCGGCCCGCCTGGGTTCGGCCCGCCGTCATGCGGCATCATAATGGCAAGCGACAATTCGGGATCGCGTTCGAGCAGCCCGACGATGGCCCGCGGATCGAGCTGCAGGCCGGGATACTTGCCCATCAGCTCGGCCGCCCGGAGCATGGCGTCGACCCGCGCCTGGTCGCGCTCGCGATCGTCGTCGAGCAGCATTTGCTGCTGCTTCTGGCGGGTGGCGAGCGCGTCGCTTTGCGCGGCGTTGTTGCTCTTGGTCACTTCGACGTTCGCCAGCAGCTCATCCGGGCTCGGCTGCTTGGGCGGCGGCGGCGGCTGGTAGTTCGGCGGCACGTCGAGGAAATAGCGCGTCGTGTTGGCGATGCCGGCGGCGTTGAGCATGTCGGCCAGGGTGTTGCTC